TGATGAGCTAGATAAGAGAATTCGGGGGGAGTTCCCTCACAAGTTTTCAGATACCGGGGCTAAGCGACGAACCGCCCAAACTGTCGCTGGCGTATCCCGCACAAGTTCGTCAAACGGGCGCAAACAGGTAAAACTCACACCAAGCCAAGTCGCTATTGCGAAGAAATTAGGTGTGCCACTCGAAGAATACGCGAAATATGTCAAATAAGGAGACGATTATGACTGCTAAGAAACAAGGTTTTGAAGGTATCGATCGTGCTCCTCGCGCTAAAGACAGCAGGGAGAAAGAGCAACGGCGTAAGCCTTGGGCTCCCCCATCCATGTTAGAGGCACCGCCTGCACCCGAAGGGTACAAGCACCGGTGGATACGTACAGAGGTTCGTGGTTTTGACGACCGCAAGAACATTTCTGCGCGCATGAGAGAAGGATATGAGCTTGTACGAGCTGATGAATACCCTGATTTCGAAGCACCGGTAGTAGATTCAGGTAAATATGAAGGTGTTTTTGGCGTTGGAGGACTTTTACTCGCACGCATTCCATTAGAAACCCTAGCGGAAAGATCCGACTACTTTGCCGGAAAAACGCAAGATCTTATGGATGCTGTCGATCACGACATGATGCGAGAAAATGCTCACTCAACCATGGCGATTAATAAACCCGATCGTCAATCTCGTGTAACTTTTGGTGGCTCTAGAAAGAATTAAGCCGCCCCTTTAGGAGAAATACAGCATGGCAAATCAAGCAACTGCCTATGGTCTTCGCCCTATTGGACTTGTTGGTAGCGGTGTAAATAGTACGGGTGTTACCCAGTATGAAATTGCCTCTAACAACACCAATGCTATATTCCAGTATAGTATTTGTGTCCCTACATCGGCCGGTACTATCGACCAAGCAGGGGATACAGCAGGCGGCACTGTTGCCGCATTGGGAGTCCTAATGGGTGTTGAGTATGTTGATTCGGTTTCAAAGAAGCCCGTATTTATTAACTATTGGCCCGGTTCTGGTAGCGTAAGCGTGGATACTAACCATCCCGTTAAAGCTTTCGTAGCAGATAATCCGAACCAATTGTTTCAAGTTTCTACGGATGCAACTTTTACAAACCGAGCAACGGCTCTAACTGCCGTTTTCAGTAACGCTTCTTTGGGCACTTCTGCCCGAACAGGTGCTACGGCTAATGGAAACTCCAATTCTCAATTTAACGTGGCCTCTGTAGCTAATACAGCAACGTTGCCGTTGAGAGTTGTTGGAATTGTTGACGATGAAGCAAATAGCGATTACACAGCAGCGGGTATCCCGATGATTGTGCGTCTAAATGTTCACGCTAACGCTAACGCTGGTGGTTTTGCTTCACAAACCACTGCAATAACCACAGGCATTTAAGAGGGCTAAATCATGGCTATATCTCGCGCACAACTAGCGAAAGAGCTGGAACCCGGACTAAATGCTTTGTTCGGTTTAGAGTACGATCGTTATGAAAACGAGCACGCAGAAATCTTCGACGAAGAGTCTTCTGATCGTGCATTTGAAGAAGAAGTAATGTTGTCAGGATTTGGCACGGCCCCCGTTAAAAATGAGGGTAATGCCATATCGTTTGATGACGCGCAGGAGACTTATACTGCACGTTATACACACGAGACCATTGCTTTGGCTTTTAGCATTACTGAAGAAGCGGTTGAGGACAATCTTTACGATCGTCTTGCAGCCCGCTATACACGCGCTCTTGCACGCTCCATGTCTCAAACTAAGCAGATTAAAGCTGCTTCAGTCTTGAACAATGCGTTCAATACAGCAGTGCCTGTAGGCGATGGTGCGGCACTTTGTTCCGCAGCTCACCCTTCATTGTCTGGCAACCAGTCTAACCTTTTGGCTACTCCAGCCGACCTTAACGAGACGTCTCTTGAGCAAATGCTCATTAACATCGCGGGTCTAACGGATGAGCGTGGTCTTAAGATTGCGGTTCGTGGTATGAAGATGGTTATCCCTAAAGAGCTGCAATTCATTGCAGAGCGGGTAATCAACTCTAACCTGCGTCCTGGCACTGCCGATAACGACATCAATGCGACTAAGTCTATGGGTATGATTCCTGACGGTGCGGTGGTTAACCACTTCCTGACAGACCCAGACAACTTCTTCATCAAGACTGATGCTCCTAACGGTTTTAAGATGTTCAACAGAACTCCTCTTAAGACTGCGATGGAAGGCGACTTCGATACAGGCAACATGCGATTCAAGGCCCGTGAGCGTTACAGCTTCGGCGTCTCGGATTGGCGTGCTGTGTACGGTAGCGGTTCATAAGATTTAGGTCTTATGTAGAAAAGGGGTGGCTTGTGCTGCCCCTTTTTTTATCGTATCTTACATATGTCCCTGACAGTCGCATCCCGCGGCTGACACTAGCCACGACAGGAGATCCTCATGGCGACTACTACTTTTTCTGGTCCTATTAAGGCCGGTACAATTCGCAACACTATTGGTACGACGGTTGGTACAAACGTAGCTAACACGGGTTTTGCCGTAATGGGTCAATCTGTTTTAGTAAACATTACAGGTGCAAGCCAACTAAACCAAAGAATTGGAATAGTTCCCGCAAATTCTCAAATTGTTGATGTCATTTTAAACGTTACTACCGCCGGAAATGACGGTGGAGCCGCTACTATTTCGGTTGGAACAGCGGCGGATGCAAATGCTTTTTTAAGTGCTGTGAATACCAAGGTTGTTGGTACTACTCACGGAACACTAGATACAGAAGCCACTAACGTTGGTACTACTGATCTAGAGGTTTTAGCGGATTTCACCGGAGCTAATGGTGACGGCACAACAGGTGTAGCAACAGTTACGGTTATGTATCTCCAGAATAACAACCTCACGTAAATAATGGTTAAGGAGAATACACGATGTCGGGTTCTGATACTTTAGCAAAAAGAGTAACTGGCACCGGCTCTGTCGGTGTTGGTCCTGCTCGTGTCCGTGGGTTCCAAGTAACCACGGGTGGAGGAGCGGGAAGGCTTACCATAACGCAAGGAAATGGTGGCGCTACGGCTATAGACATAGATTTCGGAGCAAGCACCTCTGATTCGGTTTTTATACCGGATGAGGGCGTAAGAGTGTCCGATATATATGTCTCGGCTTTAACGAATATAACGGCTGTAACTATATTTTATAATTAACTCGGGGGTTTTATGGCCACTACAAAGGCTGTTAAAAGAACACCTTCTGGTAAAGTTTCTTATAGAGGAGAGACGTTTTCCGGCTATAACAAGCCCAAAAGGACGTCTGGCGGCAGCAAGAAGTTTGCCGTGTTAGCCAAAAAAGGCGATGACGTAAAGCTTGTCCGTTTTGGGGACCCTAATATGACCATTAAAAAGGACATCCCTGCTAGACGAGCGAGCTTTAGAGCACGTCACAAATGCGACACGGCAAAAGATAAATTTTCAGCTCGTTATTGGAGTTGCAAGAAATGGTAAATAACCAAAATTTAATTTAGGAGAATTATCATGGATCAAGGTTCTAATTGCAGTCCTCGTAAAAGAGAAGCCATGGGTATGATGTATGGCGGAGAAGTTAAGAAAATGGCTAAAGGCGGTTGTGCTGTCAAAGGCATGAAAGTTGGCGGACCCGTAAAAATGAACAAAGGCGGTTGTGCCGTTAGAGGCATGAAATAAGTATGCTTAAATGTAAAGGCATGGGAAAAGTCCGTAACGGATTAAAAGTTACGGGCTACGCGGATGGTGGAGTAGCCACCAAGAAAGGAAAGTTCCCAGATCTTAACAAAGACGGTAAAGTGACTCGTGCGGACGTGTTGAAAGGCCGCGGAGTCCCCGGTTTTAAAGATGGCGGTCCTACCAGTAAGGACGCTTGTTACCGTAAGGTAAAGGCGCGTTACAAGGTCTTCCCCTCTGCCTACGCTTCTGGCGCGATAGCTAAGTGCCGTAAAGTTGGCGCTAAGAACTGGGGGAATAAATCCCGTGGCAGTTCGTAAGACTAAGAAAGGCGCAGACCTTAAACGGTGGTTTAAGGAAGAGTGGGTAGACGTTCGCACGGGTAAGAAATGTGGACGAAAAGAAGGCGAGAAGCGGGGAACCCCGTACTGCCGACCAAAAAAGCGCGTTTCTAGCAAGACTCCTAAGACCGCCGGTGAAATGACAGCGGCAGAGAAAAAGTCCCGTGTAGCGCAAAAGAAGCGGCAAGGGCAACCGGCGGGTAAACCTAAGCGTGTAGCATCGCTAAAAAGGAAAAAGAAATAATGGCTGTTTCTGGATCAAAAGATTTTGAATTAGACGTCTCCGATTATATCGAAGAGGCGTTTGAGCGATGCGGAAAAGAGATGCGTACAGGTTACGATCTTAAGACCGCTAAACGCTCTTTAAATCTTTTGTTTGCAGATTGGGCTAACAGAGGCTTGAACCAGTGGACTATTCAGCAGGTGACCACCACGCTGACGCAGGGTGTATCGGATATTACGGTAGGCGCTGACACCATTGATATTTTGTCCATAGTGGTTCGCCGGGACAACACGGATTACGGAATACAGCGTTTGAGTAGGGATGATTACATCAATATTCCGAATAAAACGCAGCAGTCTAGGTCGTCACAATGGTTTCTAGACCGCTTAATCAGCCCTATTTTGAAGCTGTGGCCTGTTCCAGACAATAGCACGGACCAAATTATTTATAATCGTTTAGTCCGTCTAGACGACGCGGATTCGGCGACTAATACGTTGCAGATACCTTTTCGCTTCTACCCCGCGCTTGCCGCGGGTTTGGCATACTACATAGCCATTAAGAAAGCGCCGGACAGGATACAACTTCTTAAATCGCTATACGAAGAAGAGATGCAGCGTGCGATGGATGAAGATCGAGACAGGGCTTCATTTAATGTTGTGCCTAGCTTGGCATATTCCAGGAACATATAATGGGTAAGTTTGCTGTTGGCAAAAAAGCTTATGGCATTTCGGACCGCTCAGGCTTTCGTTACAGACTTAACGACATGCAGAAAGAGTGGACGGGGATGCTTGTGGGACGGGATGAGTTTGAGGTTAAACAGCCTCAACTTAACCCTCGCCGCAAAGTTATTGACCCGCAAGCTTTACGCGATGCTCGCCCGGATAGGGTAGAACCTACGGTTATTTATGCGGGCCTTCCTTTGGTAACGGCTCCGAGTTTGGGTCCGGTTACGGCCTTTGGGCAAGTTGGTAGTGTTACGGTGGTAACCACATGAGTTTTACTTACGATCAATTAAAAACGGCAATACAAGATTACACGCAAAACGAAGAAACAAGTTTTGTGAATAACTTGCCGGTTTTTATACGCGTGGCCGAAGAGCGTATTTTAAAAAACGTTCAGCTTACGCTTTTTCGTAAAAACGCCACGGCAAACACGACGGCAAACAATCAATATCTTGCGGCACCTAGCGATTTTTTAGCCCCGTTTTCTTTGTCGTTTACTGATGGAAATAATGACAAAACTTTTTTGGAATACAAAGACGTTAACTTTGTCCAATCTTTTAACCCGGATGCGTCCACTACGGGAGCGCCGCGTTACTACGCATATTTTGACACTAGTAGTTTTTTAATAGGCCCTACTCCCGGTGCGGTGTATCCGGTAGAGCTTCACTACTTCTATCGCCCGGCAAGTTTAACTTCCGGTCCTGGGGGTGGTACTACTTGGTTAAGTACAAATGCGGAAGTAGCTCTTTTATACGGTTGTTTGATTGAAGCCTACACCTACATGAAAGGTGAAGCGGATGTCATGCAAGAGTATGAAAAACGTTTTGTAGAAGCCGTAACATCTTTGAAGAACTTCGGCGAAGCAAAAGAAGTTACCGATGCATACCGAACCGGACTTATCATTAGAGATAAAGCTTAATTTAAGAGGAAACACAAATGGCTATTTCACAAGCTATGGCTACATCGTTTAAAGTTCAAATTCTTGGTGGAGACTTTGATTTTGCTTCGGGCACGTCACAGGTCTTTAAACTGGCTCTGTACACGTCTTCAGCTACGCTAGGCGCAACTACTACTGCGTATTCAGCGACAAACGAAGTCTCAGGGACAGGCTACAGTGCAGGCGGCGGCACGCTGACTATC